AATCAGTGAACATTTTAATTCTCTTGCTTTTTGGGCCCGACCTTCGGCAATTTCCATTCCGCTTTCGGGAGTTACTTTTCTGTTTTCAATGTCTTGTCGGCCCGCACGGGCGATCCCAATTGAAATCGAACCGTCCGAATCCTTGATTACGGCAATAGTTTCTATCGCATTTTGGGTTTGATAAAATTCAGTTTCTAATATGATAGGAATTTTAGGCCCGGGTATAAAATTTTCTATAAAATTACTTTTGGCAAGTTGGTAATTTGCCGATTCTATTTCATTTTCTTCTATCGTTCCTGGTTGCATAATTTTTCTCCTTTATCTTATTATAAGATTTTTCCAAAGTTTTTAAATATTTTTATTCAACGGCCACCCAAACTTTATCCTTAATTGATTGTTGTGTGCGATATTTGTTGAAATATGCCTCAAGATTATTCTCATATGACAATTCAATTTCCACGTCATTATTTACTCTTTCGATGAATGCTTGATTTCTATTATCTCTTTCTTTAGCCACATCGATATGGGTTCTGCTGATTACATTTTTTTCTATTGGCAAATATATTGGCTCAACCTCGTTGTTTTCGGCATACCATAAATATACACGGGGTCTGTGATTTTCCTGATCGGCCGTGGTGCGCATTAATGATCCCGGGTTTACTAATTTTCTTCCTTGGTATTCGGCAACAAATGGATTGTGATTGTCGCCTGAAAGAATTAAATCATAACATGGGAATTTTTTTAGTAATGAATTTCCTTTCGGGGCTTCTTGTCCCGGCCATAGAGGTTTATTTTCGATCACCATTTGGTGAGTTATTGCGATTTTGAGGTAATTTCCCTTTTCGCGATTGATTTTAATGCTATTAAATTCAGCTGAATATGGAAATGAGATTAAATTGAATGTATCTTCAAGTGTTATAAATGTTTCAATCCTTGAATCAATAACTCCGGCCGCAGTTAATACCCCCATTCCTGATTTTTCAAATAAATCAATTCTATGATTCGGTAAATCATGTTGACCGGGAATACAAATTATATTACTGTCTTCAAATTTATTTATTGCCCATTCTAAAAGCCAGTTTTGCCATTGTGGTTTGTGTCCAACATCTCCAGCAATTAAAATTGGGCAATCATGTTCTTCTGATAAATCAAGAATGAAATCTATTTTACTTTCCATTGCGACAAAAAAATCATCGGTGCGGCAAATTGGAGTGTCTGTTCTAATATGCCAGTCAGCGGTAAGGATTGCATCGGCTTTTAATTTTGTTTTCCTTTGGAATTTAGTCATTTTTCATTTCAGCAAGATATAATTTTAGCCAACACATATCTTTACTACATATTCTGGCTTCTTCTTCTAAATAAAAAACAACCCACCCTCTTTTGCGTAAAAATTCCGCCATAATTTTATGATGAATCTTTGATAGATTTCTTAACCAGGTCATTCGTTCCTCCTTTTATTTTCCACATAACGGACATCGATTCGGCATTAATTCCACAAATTCATTTTCCAATTTTTTTAACTTCTTTTCTAAATTTTCATACTCTTGATCCAATTTAAGCCGTTTTTCAAGGCTTTCTTGTAAAGAGTTATATACCGATATATCTTTCTCGATTTTGCCGTCTAAAACAAGCAATGCTTTGGTTTTATCGGCATATTTAACGATACTCTTATATCGTTTTTCGACCTCTTGATAATGTTTGAGCCGATCAATATATTCTGATAATTCATTTTCGGTTTTTATGATTTCGTCAATCTGATCTGATTTTTCAATAAGAGAATTAACTTCATTTTGATATTGGATAATATTGTTTAATTTTTTATCTTCGCTTGTAAGGGATTTGATATTTGTAATTAATATTTGTAATTCATCACAATCCTTTTTAATGCCATTAATTTTTTCTTTTTTGCCCAAAAGAATATTTATGTGGGTTTCATATTTTGTAATCTCAGACAATTCTTGATTTGATTTTTCAAGTTCCCCAAGTCGTTTAATCAATCCGCTCAGATCTGACCAATCGGAATTCAATTTTTTTAAATAATTATTTAATTTTTCTAATGCAATTAACTCTTTTTCCGCCTCCGGCAACCAATCAAATTCTTTTAATTCCTCTGTTTTTTTGGTTTGTGATTCTTGTTCAACTTTTAACGCTCCTTTTTCCTTTCTTAATGTAGATGCTATATTAGATATGGTTGTATCAATTACAGTTAAATTAACAAGTTCATTATAATGCTTTGCTACATCGGCAGCACTTTTATCCAGCAAAAAGAAAGTATCCCACTGGCTACTCATATTTAAAGACGATATGTTTAGATGATCTTTTATAATTTGTGGAACCCCGCGCCCAAATGCCTTAAATACTTCTTTGCTTCCATCAGCATAGGTCAGGGTATATAGATTTTCTGATTTGGATCTGAAGCGGGTGACCAATTTATTTCCAATATCAATTTCTACTTCCGGATTTCCTTCCCAATATAAAGGGAAAATATCATCTCCAGCGGGATTATTATTAATGACCCAATCAAGGGCCCGTCGGATATTTGATTTGCCTGCATCATTTTCTCCTATAATTGCATTTATTCCCGGATGAAACTCGACGAAGGTATCTTTATAGGATCTGAAGTTTTTTATTGATATTGATTTTATCATTTTTATTTCTGTTTTTCAAAGATAAATCTTACATGATTTGTTGCCAATTTAGAAATTAAATCCATAACTGTCATTTTACATAATCTTTGTATATTATAGCCTCCACCTCTGGCCTCGTCACAGGCTTTGGTCAATGATCTATACATTTCAATTCCGCTTATTATAATATAATCAGAATTGGGATAAATTTTTGATATTATCTCTATAATCTGTTCTATTTTATGCCCGCTTTCAAACAACCCAATGGAGAACTTCATTATATTTGTCTTAATTTCGTCGTCCATTTTATTTTTCCCTATGTAATTGATTTGCTTTTTTTAGCATAATCTCAAATTCTTTATTCATTTTCCCACTTTTGGGATATACAGGCAGTTTTCTTCGCTTTGGATACATTTGAAAATAATATTTGCAAATTTTATTAAAATCTCGTTTACTTAGTTTTTTAAACTCTCGTTCATTGGGGTGAATATATTCAGGTTGCATTGGGGGGTTCTCAATATAATCGGCAATATTTCTTAATAATTCAGGAAGAGGTATGAATTTATTTAGGCCATATCTTTTATATATTCTAACAATTTTGCCTTCCATTATATTAGCCTGAAAATGAACGACCCCGCGCAATAAACCTTTTCCGTCTTTTCCAATCTTTTCGGTTTTGGTTTTATGCTTATGATCGAAAGCAGCGTTTTTATAATCAATTTTTTGTTTTAATATAGGACATAAACACCATTGTTGCTTCCATTGTTCATACCGAAGTTCTTTAAGTTCTTTATATGTTATTTCTTTAAGTTTAATCATTTTCAATTACCAATTCTTGGCTCCATCGTGGATCATACAAATATGTCGGAATTTCTTTTTTTGTCTTTTTGTCTGTAAGAAAATCCATAATCATGCAATATCCGCTACAAAAATTATTGTTGCGATTGTCATTTTTATAATACATTCTATCGCATATTTGACAATTTACAATATTATTAGGCTTATAAAACATTTTATAATAATCCTTTAAATACCAATTATGATCTTGCACAATATGATTTTTTAATTCACTTTCGGTTTTAAAATATAATTTGCAGATTCTACAAATCTTTGTATAGTGGCATCGGATAGTATGATATTCTAACCCCTTTTTTGTTTTAAATCGTCTTTTACAAATATCACAAACATGAATATAATATTTTTCATAATATTCTATATGTTTTATTCTGGTATGAATTTTAAGACTTGCTTTACTTTTATAATTTTTTTTACAAATTTTACATCTATATTTCTTCATAATAATTTTAAAATTTTAAAATGGAATATCATTTGGCTCTGGTTTATCTACTTCTACTTCACATTTTTTCAAAACAAAATGCTCACATTCATCAAATAATTGGGCAAAAATTTCTTCGTAACTTCTTTTGTCTTTTGTTTCTATTTCCTCACTAATACAAGTATCAATACGAACAGAGTTATAATTTCCCAAATTAATAGTTCTTGAATAACCAACTTTGATTTCAAGTTTCATTTTAAATATTCTCCAAACAAATCTTTTCTGATAGATTGCATTGTATCAATACGATCATTTGCTGAGGAATCCGCCTGATTCAATCCTTCATATTCGCGTATTTTTTTAATTTTACGCCATGATTGAATTTTAATATCTAAATAATTTTTTATATCTTTTTTAGTAAATGGGATGGTATTCATTATTCAAACTTCTTTTTTCTATTTAATTTTATTCCCTGTTCTACTTCATTCCATGTTCCCCCAACAATTGTTTGTAATTCTCTATACATTTCAGGATCTCTATCGATTTTATAAACCAAATCATCTCTCGCCCCTTCAAATTGAAATTCTGGCGCTATTAAATTCGGCCCTTTTTGTTTCCATTTTTTTGTACTTTTTAAAAAGTCAATACATGAATTTACATCGTCAATACCGATTTCATCATAGATATCAAATTCACATTCTCTTTCTTTTCCTAATAATTTGTTTTTTGTTATTTTTGCATATACCTTGTGTCCAATTTTTCTTTTTTGATTTAAGTATTCATCGGTATATGTTTTTCCTTTTTTGAGCCAAAGTTGATGAATAGAGTAATAAAAAGGTGCCGCTCCACCAGATGTTATAAATTCAGATTGTCCAAAACCCGTTTTTAAATTTGCTCTTTCTTGTTGGGTAACAAATAATAGGCTTTTAGAATCTTCAATTAATCCATTTAAAATTCTAAAAGCTTCGTTTATTCCCTTTGCCTTTTCTGTCAAATATCCCTTTCTAATTTCTGCAATATCTTCTGGTTTTTTTGCCTTTTTTAAAGCCGCTTTATATTCTCTTTCTATTTCTTGATCACTTGATAATCCATCAAGACTATCTAAAATATAAATACATGGATTATCTTGATTTAAAATATTTTGAGAATATGCTTTAAAATCCTGGATAGTATGACTAAATAATGGTTCTTTATTTTTATTAAAAGCAGGTGATTGTATTCTGTTTTTTAATTTACCAAAAAGATGTGCCATATCAAAATGGTTTGCAAATTCAGTATCATCATAAATCAAATTATAATTATTGAATTTTTCATCGTAACAACATTCAGCAAGCATAGTTAACATCAATATGCTTTTCCCACCTTGGCTTGCCCCTGGAATAGTATTTATTGACCCTCTTACAAAAGCTCCGTATGGATTATCGCTACAAGCACAATTAACCAAAGTGCTTCCTGATGGTATCAATATACTTGTATCAATTGGGGCTTTTCTTTCAATCTTTTTTTCTGCTGATTTTTCAATTTGTTCTGTTAGGGTTTTTCTTTTTCGCATTGTCATTAAGGTTTCCCTTTATCAAACCAACTTTTTTTAAAGTTAGGCTACGAAGACCGTTCACAGCAAGTTTCACCGACCTCACTCGGCGGTGGCCTCCGCAGCCTGTTTGTTGTAGCCTTCCACTTATTTATCCCTGTCTCCGCCTTCGGCGGGCGGGTGGAGTCTCTTTTTCTTTATTTCTGTCCGCAGTTTCTTCTGCTTTTTTATCCATTTCAGTTTGGTCGCCGACAGCTGCGCAAGCATCAAAAACGGTATCGGGGCAATTTTTACATTCTTTGGAATCAAGATCCGGGTTTCCAAATTCTAAATTATTTGGACAACCGTCTTCTTCGTTCCACGGTGGTGGATCATCGACTTTGGGTTCTTCTTTTTCTGGAGCGGATCTTCGTCTTGATCTTCGGCTGGATTGTTCCGGTGGATCATTGATTTTGGATTCTTCTGGTTTCTCGCCTTCAGATTCGTCATCTAATCCAAGATGAGCTCTGTTAAATTCTTCGTATGTGCAAATTTTGACTAATGCATCAAATGAAACTGTTTCTTCAACAATACTTTCTTTATAAGGATCGCGATCTTTGAATTCAATATTGCCTGCCTCAATGAATTTATTTTTACCCAGTTGTTTTTCTTTACCTTTAATTTCAACTGATTTACCCATTTCAATATCAGAATATAAAACAGTTTCTTCTCCTTCATCGGCCTCTGAGAGAATTTCTTTTTCAAAACTATAATAACTAGCATCTTCCCAAATTGAATTTACTCCATCGGGATTTTCTTCTTCGTTATAATCATAGGTATTATACCAGCATCTCCATGAGGGCTTTAAATCTTTGATCTTTTTATCATCCGGCTCAGATTTTTCATATTCCTCAAACATTTCTTCGCATCTTGGACATTTCTGCCCAAAGGCCAAGCGGAGACAAAGAAACTTATCATTGCCTTCTCCAACATTGCTATGAACTGGTAATTCTAATTTATAATCCCAATCGCCTACATCAAGATTGGTTGTCAAGCCAGAAAATGTACGCAGATCTTTATACCATTCCTGAGTAACAACCCAAGGAAGAAAATCAATTAGATTT